GAAAAGATTTTATTATTTACCTCTGCAGCAATCGTTCCAATGGCTCCAGTAATATAAATGTAGTCTCCTAAATTTAAGCAATGATCTGGTGATTTAACGACACTTCCAGTAAAACTTCTTATATAAAGTGACTGCCCTTCTCCTGTTCCATTAGCTCTTATCATCACAAAGCCTTGCTGATTGCCAGCAATTACATCTGGCTGAAGAAGTGTAGATGAACCTGAATCCCAAGGGTCATTCCAAACTTCCCATGAAGGATAATCAATTCCTACAGTAGCCCATGTAAATCCCGTTTGCTTTCTAAATTGCCCATAGTGAGTATAGCTTTCATTAAATAGTGACCAAGACTGGTCTCGATAGTTAAAAAATAATGTTTGATTAGGAAATTTATATTGCGTTGGATCTTTTGGAGCTAACTCATTACTGAGATATGTAAAATATACCCATTCATTTAAGAAATCTCTTTGTGAAGTGACCCTTTCATTCCCATTATTTAGCAAATTAAATTGGAACACCTGATCAGGAATGTCTAGATCTATCCTTTGACTTGAATCTTGAGCAGTGATAACTATGCCTCTATTCCCGATAGTAATTACGCCTTTATCTAAATTTATAGAGGAAAATGTGCTGCTAGAGCCATATTCAGAATTGATAAGATAAAAATTAAATGGTTGGATGTCATTTCCGCTATAGATAAGTTTTGTCTGGATATTAGGATCAAAGCCTATCATGAGCACATCTTCATTAGATGATGTGGTTATTGCGGGAATATCGATGCCAGCGCTCACAAATCCCCCAAAGCCCGTTTGATCTTCCCACCAGGCCGAAGCTGTCGCTATTTTATTAGCAGGAACTAATACTTCATTAAATACTGTAGTAGATAGACTAGGATCTCCTGTGAAGGAAGTTGTATAATAGGGTGTTCCATTTTGGCTATAAATGACTGTGTCTTGAAGATAGATTTGATCATTGCCAGCAGATGACACAATCACAGGACCTATAAACAATAACCTATCTTTAAAAGGAGCGATCATCCTTGCGCCTGCAAGGTAATATTGCTTGGCTGGGGATTGTGCTATTGAATAGATATTTCTACTTAAAGGAGGAGCAAAATTTACCCATCCCCTTCCTGGGGAAAATGTTGGTGGTATTAGACCATTTGTAGGATCTCCATCAAACCATTTTATATTATCTACTGTAGGATCTGCTTGAGCTGTTAAATATTGGGCGATACCGCCTGTCGTGTATACTCCTGCCAAAGTAGCACTTGGAAATTCAACCTGAACAGTATTGGGGCCAAGAACTGCAATGACATATCCAGTTTGGAAATTGATCCCTGTAATCCCATTAACTTCATTAACAAATATAAAATCCCCCACAACAAGTCCATGAGCAACGATTGTAATATTTGCAATGGCAGGTGGAGTGCCAGGGCCAATAACTGTAATTCCTGTAATTGGCTTAAACTGCATTCCCACACTTGAAGGAATAAATGGGACATTTATGCCATTTGTTGCCCAAAGCGCACCTTCATAATTTACAGTCCAAAACTGCTGATAATCTTGTCCATTCCATCTAGTAGGAGTCCAAAATGTTTTTTGAATATATCCTGGAAATGCTCCATTGGCTAGATTCTTATAAAAGCTCACATCATGAATCAAATAAGGAAAAACTGTATCGATAATGTATGAATATCTTGTGTCAAAAGCTACAGTTCCCGGAAAAGCGCTCGTTTCTCTTTTGAAATCTTCAAGGCCCATAACTGGTAAATCGGGATAATATGAGAAATTAGCAGAGACAGCATGCCCAGCGCCGCCAACAATTGTAATATCACCTGTTGCATAATTGATCGTTCCTGAGCCGCTTGGAACGCCTACAAGGATGCCATCAAGGCCAGGGTCGGTATACACATTCCCAGAAACTGTATCTCTAATGGAAACAGACCCAGGAACAATATTGCCATTTACTTCAAGAGAAAAACCAGTGAGGATATTTCCAGCGCCAGCAACGAGATTAAATGTAGCTACTGATGAATATGAAATGGAAGTTGAATCAAAGAATCTTGTCAATCGGCCAAGGAATTGTGTTCCACGTTTTCTTCTAAGCCTACCACGCCATTGATATGCATTGATAATTTGAGGAAAGGTGTCATTATCAATGACGAAAGGCTCACGGTTTGTTCTTAAACCTTGATTGATAGGGCCGACAATAATATTTTCTGGCATCTATTTCCCTATAGCTGTCCAAGTAAAGCCTACATAAGCACTTGTAGAAGAAGTAAAATTTACAGAAAACCCTGAGGCGCTTAATGTCGTATCTATAAGAGAGGCTGAATTGTTATTACCAGTTCCGCCAGCTTTAGAAATTGGTGTAATACTTACTACTACATCACTAGTAGAAAAAGGCACAGGGAAAGTAACTACCACTGCTGTTGATGTAACACCTGCGGGCCTATTAGCACTGCCGTATTGGAAAAGCATTCCTCCAGGAAGAAATGTCCACCCGGCGACCATCGTCCAAGTGGCTGTTATTGTTCCAAAAGCTCCAAGCTGGGAAAAAGATGCGAATGATCCTGTAATAGGTCTTGTAAGCTGATATTGATTTCCTGAAGCACTTGGCGTAAAGAATAAATTGCTTTCTGTGCTTACACCTGTTGAAGTTGCAAGTTTTGTATATAAAGTCCCAATTCCAGCCATAAGACCGATAGGAATTCCCGTAAGATTTACAAGTCTTACCTGTCTATGTAACCCACCATTGGCAACACCAAAACTGTAGTGATCTTCATCTATAAGATCATCGATGGAATTGGTATTTACTTTCATTGGTCCCTGATCATTGGAAGGATTGTTCGGGGCGTCTGGAATATCGCGGGTATATGTGAAATTTGTCATAACTTTTTCCTTTAAACTGTTCCGCCACCTGAATTATTAAATGATATTTGACCCTGTCCAAAACCTTGGCTATAGATGGTTTCTGTACGGGTTGCCGTCCATTGTCTTTGGCTTCTTTTCCATACAAGTAATTCCTGTTCTCTAAAAAAAGGCTCATAGAATTGAAATTGCTCTACATCACCTGTGTCTGAAAGAATCTTTCTAGCAGCGCCTCTAGCTATATATTCGCTCATGTAGCCATATGCAATAGAGTCTGTAGTATTTAGAAAAGCTGCGGGCGTTAGGTAAGCATCGAGTTCGACTAAATATTGAATTGCCGGAGGCGCGCGAAGGGTAAGAGTATTATTGTAAAACAAAATAGAGCGCGGAAGTCCTGACTGAAAGAAAAATACCTGCATATTAATGTTATTGCCAGCTGGTATCGATACTGGAAATGTTACATTAACTTCGCCTGTAAGATAATTCACAAAGTTTTGGAATGAAGAAATTAGGCCGCCACTGACATAAGGAGTAAAAAATGTCGAATCGACATTAATGGTTACTGTAGTAGGGGTAACAGAAGTGACAATATATGTATTTCCATTAAGTTCTGTCGTTCCTACAACATTAGTAATTACCACTTGCTGGCCTGGCTGTAGAGTTGTCGTAGCAGTAATTACTGTAGTAGCGCCAAGAGCTATACCAGTAATAGTAAAGGAATTAAAATATCCATTTGTCGCTTGAGTGTTTCCTAAAGGAGCTTTTCCTGGATTCATTAAGAGTCCAAGATTTACATTGCCTTCAAAAAACTGTCCTGAGTCAGTTACAACTACATTTGTACCAGTTGCATCAAGCGCTGTAATCCAAACCATAGAATCCACGCTAGTAACTGGGATATTGTCAATAAAAATATTTGTTCTTGGAGGATCTTCATTTGTTCCAGATTCCATAATTCCTGCAATGTCCACATGGCCCCTTAAGATCATGTTAAAAGGAGGATTTTGAGAGACATTAGATGCAATAATAGGGATTTGAAAGTTGTAGAATGAGCCGCCATTCCCCGCAGCAACTACAGGTAAATTTTGAACTATATTAGGGAAGATATTGTAAAACGAGGCTTGCTGCGTTTGAAAAGGAACTAAGATACCATTAATATAGCAAGGACCTAAAAATCCCTGATAAACAGGATACATTTCGATGTCTTGTGATTGATCATTAGGACTTTCTTTCTGAAGATCATAAAGCGGCATGTTGTAGCGGTCAACGCCAGGCTGCGTTTGAAATGAGTATTTCTTTTTCAAATCAAAAAGTTGCAGCCTAGCATCTACATCATTGATCCAAAATCTATTGATATAATCTATGAGAAGACTATCGGTAATAGATTCATTGGAAGGCGTCTTTAAGATTCGACGCATATAGGTAATTATATCGGAAAGAAGATACATATTTTCCTAAAAGTTTCTAGCTCCCATAAATATTGAGCGGCCGGAAGTTGCTGGTCTTGCATCAAGTCTTTGAATAGTCGTATCAACTGTAATGCCACCTGTATATTGCCCTGCCCCATCTTCACCCGTAATTACTTTTTGATTCATGCTTAGTCTGTGATAGCAGCATCTTTTAATCTGCTCTGCAAGATATCTTGGGCCCCATACAGGTTTATTTACAGGCACTTTCCATTCTTCCGCAGGCATGCCGGGATAAGGCCTTGTCCACATGTCAATTGTTTCGCCAACCACTTCATTATTTTCAGCGGTAAATTGCACATACTGTTTGTCAAAGTTGTAATCTTCGCGGAACTGCTCTTGGAATTTATCTGCGCAACCGATAGTTTTAAAGGGCTTTAAATAAATGTCTTTTGAATTTGCAATCTGATTGCTAGAAAGCTTTGTCTGTGGTTCCATTTCAAGCTTTGGAGCCATGTTCATGCGGTCTAAGGTCATAGACTCAACATTTTCTTTATGCGCTTCAAATTGCTTTTCAACATGAGCTAATTCTTTTTCTGAATCTGAATTTACATTAGGTTTTTTTTGCATATTTACTCCGGTGAGATATTAATAAATGCGCCAGGCACATTCGTTGATGATATATTTCTTCCTGTGTCACTTATAACACCATTGCTGATATCGCCTAAAGCAATTATTTGAGCCGATTGAACGGCGCTTGATGAAGCAATGAAAGGGTCTGCAAATGAGGAGTCGATACTTACTTCAACTTGGTTTGAAGCTAGAAGCGATAGGACAAAGCCCGTTTGTCCATTAAGTTGATAAGAGCCAAAAGATGGTGGAATAAGCAGTCTTACTTCTTGGCCAATGACATAATTCATGTCGATGGTTGTTGTCACGATTGTGGTGATTCCTAATGTGATATCTGAGATAAAAAATTGGCTTGGCTGATAAAACTGTGGCTCTATAGGCACATTCTGGTATGCCGGGATAGGATATGAAATTACTGTTCCAACTGAAGTCATAAGTTCCTGTTAAAGGGAGGGATAAACCCTCCCTTTTAATCTAATTAGGGATGCTAGCATCGTGTAAGAATGCTCTCCACTCAACTACATCATTAGCCGCAATTAATGTGGCTGTATTGTCAGCAAGAGCCAATCCAGATCCAATAGTGAATCCTTGAGCTGTATTGTTGACAAAAGCGCCTTGAATTGCAGGGCCATTAATGATGTTTATCCTTGTAGTACCAATAGGTACGTAGTAAGGAGGTGGATAAAGCGCAGAGTTTGCGCTAATTTGTACACCACCTGTGTTTACATCGCCTACAGCTACAATTTGAGGGAATGACAGCCCAGAGACATTTGCTATGGGTTGATTAACGTTAAACGGCGTCATTGCTGACGAGTTAATGTTAACAACAACAGTGTTGTAGTCTGTCACTGCGATCACATAACCATACACGGGCGAGCCCGGTGTAAGAGTGTTAGGCAAGGAGTTAAGCTCTACAGTACCCCATTGGTTCGGAATTCTGAAAGCCACTTCTTGGCCTACAACAAAGTTATGTGCATCTGTTGTGTCGACTGTGGTCGTCGCTCCCAAAGTAATATTGCTAATTACAGTTGTTCCAGGGAAATATAGATATGGATAAAGAACTTTTTTCCATGATCCTACATTACCTGTACTTGTTGCTGTATTAACTGTTGTGTAATTTGAACCGCTAGCATCCCATGGGATAGTAAAGGTTGTAGCGCCAGTTACAGTAACAGTAAAAGGAATAAAATCTATTTGAGGCATTCCAGTAGTTGCTGTCTGAAATAGTCCTTCAAAGATGACTACATCGCCACTAACAAGCCCATGATTTGTAGTCGTTGTAACTACAGGTGGATTTGCCGCAGTAATAGAGAAATCTGTTGAACCAGTATGCTTATAAATAGGGCCAAACTGTAAAAGTTGTCCTGCGGAAAATGCTGCAATTCCGGGAGCTAAGGGAGTTCCTGGAATAACATCGAATACAGTTGCTGTAGAGGATCCAGCATAGAGCTCGATCATTGTTGGATTACCACTTACACCTGTAAATGTATCCGTTAATGATGCGTCCCACCATGCGAGCGTCACTTTATGAGTTGCAGCGGTTCTAATATTTGTATAGTTGTAAAGCTCTACAAAATCGGGCTTAAATGGAAGCTGCACTACAGCTGATGTGCCAGTTGCAGTAAAGCGACCTTTTGCCATTCTTGAGTATTCAGTCATGTTACACCCCCAAATTGCTTATGCGTGTGCTAAGCAAGTTGCGAATAGCTGTATCTTGAGTCAATGCTTGCGCTTGAGCAAACTTAACTGCAAGAGTAGCGTTTTGCGCCAACATGCCTGAATAATAAGGATCACGGTAAATCAAGTTCATGGAGTAACCATCTTGATTTATGTGTGTGATCGCTTGTCTTCCAACAACGGTGTTGTAATAAACATCATTGAAAACACCTAGGTTGTTTTGAACTGCGTTCCTAGCCACTGGAGCTTCAGAACTTGTCAAAATCCTAATGTTTGCAACGCTTCCATATTCTGAAGGAAGCGCAGTTGAGTTATTAGGATAATTCCATTGATTCAAGAACGAAATTGTGCCAACAGTTGTCAGCTGATCAAAATCAGACTGCAGTTCTGTTGAAGAAAGCATAAAGTACGCGCTTCTTACAGGGCCTGTACCAAAACGATTTTCACCCAGAATACCGCTCATAAATTTATAAGCGTTATTTGTGTCTAGGGTTGTTGCAACTAAACTAAAGTCAGTTACACCAAGGCCAGCTGGATTAAAGCCGTTAGCTGTACCGCCAGCGTTAATCTGCGACGCTGCAGAGACAATATAATCGCGGAGGATCAAATCCTCAGCTTGACGCATCGCTACTGCTAAACGCTCAGATACCCAAGCGAGTACTCCTTCTTGGTCTTGTAGGATAACTTGCTCATTGATGATACATCCTGTACCGAAAAAGGCCATCTGCGCATCAATAATGTCTCTTTGAGGCACTTGCGCTGGCGGATCAATACCGCTATTGCCAAGTTGCACCGTTGGAGGTGTTAAAGCTCTAGGGCGCATAAATCGGCATGTAGTTCCACCATTTGCAGGCATCGAGACCTTATCGCAAATAGTGATATAATTCATTGTGGGGGTTGGGACGTAAAGCATAGCGGGAGCTAAGCTCTGTAAGATCATCGGCCCAAGTGACCCGGTGGTCGTAATCGACATAAAACCTCTAAAGGCTAAATGTAAACTGATATGGCGATCGGTAGACGAGCCTAACTACGTCTTTTTCGTTCATATCTGACCAGGGATGCGAGCTCCTGTAACGCTGATTCCTCGTAACGCTGAGGTGCGAGACTTCAATATATCAATTCAATTTTTAATTCACAAACACTTTGTCGAATCTAGCCCTATAGGCTTTCCACATTCAGAACAAACTTTATCTTTATTATAATAAATTTTATTAAATATGTAATTACAAAACCCAATACAGTCTAAAGGATTACATTCGTCTTTATCCAGATCATATTCTTTAATAATATCAATAAGGTCATGTAATGTAATTTCTATTTTCATTTTTTAAAGCCTTAATCTTGCCTGCAATTCTTTCATTTTATCATAAGCTTGTTTCTGCCCTGAAGGAGAGAAGTCACCGACAGATTGATAAGGAGCGGCTCCGACTCCCGACGGCTGGTAATATGGAGCCTTTCTGTTGGCATCTATCTTTTCTTGAATTGATGGTTGTTTAACTTCCGGCTTATCAATACCTAGTTCTTTGATTGTGTTATATACGAGCTTCTGCCTTTCAAAACCTTCGGGCATACGAAGGATATTTTCAGCAAGTTTTGGGCTGCGCTGAGCGAATTTCTCTGCATGTTCAAGGACTTGATAAAAGTCTGGATTATTTTCTAAAAACATTTCTTGCTTTAATTCTTCTTTAGCAGTTTCTTTGGCATGCTGCATTGCCTTTTGGATTTCAGATTGAGTAGATTGACCAAATTTATTAAGAGTTTTATTGAGTTTTTTATGGTCGACATAGGGTTCATTGTCGTCTTCATCTTCAACTTCAGTCTTCTTAGATTTCTTCACGTTTACCCCGTTCGTAAGCAAGTTCTTGTTGGTATTTAGCCTCAAGACGGCGGAAATTCATCTCTTTGTCATTCGGCTTTTGCTCTTGTGAAACATTTTCTTGCTCTGCTACTGTCATGTATGCTCCATATATAGTTTTAGACTACTTTTAAAATAAACTCTCTTAAAGGTCAAGGGTTTGAATATGGAAATAATGAAAGTTAATCGCTTAGATGCACACGATAGATTAAAGCATTTAAAAAGCACAAACCATTCAATTGATGACTGCTGCCAAGATTTAATTAATCAAGCGCCTTTTGGCAATAGGCCTTTCTACATCTTTGCACATGCAAGGCTTGATGATGATGGGATTAATACACGAGTAATATGGCAGCCAAGGCTTACAAAGCCAAAGGCTCAAACAAACTCAATGCTATTCAAAGGTTATCCGGGAAGCGATAGAGTTGATATTATTTGGATAATTCCTAAAAGAGAGCAATGGGCTCAATATCAAAAAGGCATGCTGACAGAAAATAAGACTGTCATAGAAAGTATACACGCTTTTCTTTATGACAGACAAAAGCTAGAAGCTAAAGATAAAGATGATCCTTCAGATCAAGAAATTGATTGCATTTACGCTCAACTGAGAATCGAAGCTAAAAGAAATAAGATAATGAATAGACTATACAAAGCTTAAGCTAAAGACTTCGGCGGCTTTTTTAGTTTGGGCGGTGTTACTGCTATCATTCCAAGTGAATCTTCACGCATGCGGCCAAGCTTTTGTTTAACGCCTGTGCCGTAATTGTTCCCCATGCCTTTTTTAGTAATTGGCGTATGCGCAAATCTTGATTTCTTCATCGCTCAAGATCAATCGTTAAATTAGTTCTTGGCACCTCATCGACAGTCATTCCCATGCCCTTTCCAACTGGCACAGCTCCTTTCATACTGTGGGTCTTTGATCCCACAGGCTGACGATGACCAATACCATGATGAGCGCCAGCATTAACATAACAGCTTGTCCTTTCATCATAATCCGGACATGTAAAATCCCAAGGAGACTTAATCGTTTTGTCTGTCTTATCTTCGATAATATTCTTAAAGTTTTTTGCCATAATTACCTTTTGGAATCAATTACGATGTCCGGGTTTTTGTGGATGGCTATGCACTTTTTTCTTGTTCATCTCTTGCTGTGACTTAATTGTTTCGGTTGTGTCTTCATAATGTGAAAGACCCCCAAAACCTTCTGCCGATGATTCATCTTTTGTCTTGTGGCCACCATCAGGAAAGACGCTTCCTTTAGACTTGCCGCCTGCCCAAAAACTGTGGTCATCAATGTGTCTGCCGCTCATAATACCCCCTGCATTTGTTGTTGAGGCTGCCCCATGGATTGCCCCATAATTTGCCGCACAAACTCATTGCTGAGCGATGTTTGCTTGGCTTGCACTTTCTCTCTATCTTCATCAGATTCAACTTTTTTGTCTATAGAATCAATTTTACCCATTGCAAGGCCTGCTTCTATTTCACCAAATCTTTGGATAATTTCAACCAGTTTCTCCGTCGCTTCCATCTTTGTCTTGGTCGCCATCTCACGATTTTTGGTGATGTTACTAAGCCTTTCTTCAAAAAGGCCGATATTCGATTCTGTTCGTCCATGCCTTTCCCTCGCCATTGCAATGTTTGATGCAGCGCGAGAATAAAGCTCTTGCAATTTGGCTTCTTCAAAAGCATGCTGAATGTTTGTAGCTTCGGATTGAGTCGCATTCATTTGTTCTTCTTGTTGCTGTAGATACTGCAAAATCTCAGCTTTGCCTTGGATATTCATGTCTCTAATGATCATAGAGGCAGGAAGTACTTCTCTACCAAATCTTTCATTAATTTCAAGCATCTGCTGTGCTTGTAGATTGCGCTGTGTTGGTGTCAGAATGCCTTCTTCAACAAGAGTATTGAACTTAGAGAAAACGCGTGAATAAAAGAAAGCTGTAGGCTCTTCACCAATCATTAATTTAACTTTCTCGCCATTCCAATTATGAAGCGCAATTTGAAGACATTTTTCACCAAGAAGCTTTAATGAATAATCCCATTGATCAAAGTACTTTTGAAATACCATTAGATTAGCGGCCATCTTCATGAGCTGCGTAAGTGTGCTTATCTGCTTATCATTCTGCCCGGCCCAATTCTCAAGGTTTATTCCGGCTGTCTTCCAGATAAGATCATCCATCTGCTGGGCTAGGGCAAGATCTGATTCCGGTACTCCTGAAGGAACTATCTTCTCGACATCAGTCATCTCGTAGCCATCATTGACGATGACATCCCATCCTTGACCTGATTTTTTTAGATTATCTTCATTAGCTACTGCCCCGATTTTACGCTTCCAGCCCGCATTAATCGTACTAGCTACAATGTCATTATTAGTAATCACCTTGTAGTTAAATAGAAATTGAGGATCGCGCATAGTCCTAATAAGTGAACGCACACGAAGATCATAGTAATTAATATGTGGCTCATAGTTCCAGTAAACAGGGATAAAGGGACAGCCGTCGAAGCCTAGAGGGTTTTCCCCTTGAAACATGAGTTGTTCATTAAGCACAACAGCTAGCTTCCAGCATGGCACTTCAACATTAACAACCTCAAGATCTGGAACAGATTGGAGTATCATATGTAGCTGCTCATCGCCGCCACCAAAATCAAAGAACTGATTTCGCTGCTTACTGTAAAGCCTTTTTTTCTTTTTCTTCCATTTATACCAGACATAGGAAAGCACCATTAAGTCATTTCTTGCCATATTGTAATTTTCCGGCAAGAAATAAAAGCTCCCATAGCGTTGTGGAGTCCCGGCCATGGGCGCAATGTTCTCAAGCTTATCAGGGAATCTATCTTCGGCTTCTTTCTTGGAAATATACTCTTGGCACCATACGAACTGAGCATCTGACATGTCTGGCTCACGGAAATATGGATCAACTAAAAATGCATTATATTCCCATATTTTAAGCTTAAGCTGCCCTTGCGCATGGTCATCGCCAGTGAAATCAAGATAAGGCTGAAGCATAACCATTCCGGATACCGCCGCAAGCTCACAAGCTTTGCTAAACTGCTCATGGATAGCTCCACGCATAGCCACACTAGAAATAAGCTTAGTATACTGATCTGTCGTTTGAGGATCTGAACCATCAATATTTTGGTAGACAATGCTCTTTCTATGCTGTCTCTGATAGCCTGTAATCATGTTTACTGGCTGCTGGACAAGATTGAAGTAATATTGTTGATATGATGTCGTAGGGCTGAAATTGAAATAACGATTCACAAATGTCTGTGAGCCTGCATAGAACAAAGTATCTATATTGCTTTGATTCCAGCGACTTTGTTCTATGGGCTGGAACTTGGTATAAAGATTATCGAGCCATTGACGAACATTGCCTTGATTCGGCTCAATAGAATTATTCCAAGGCGGAAGGGAGAAAGTCAAAACGCCTCCTAAGTGAGGGGTTACGTTAACTTAAATATTTAATTAAATCAATATAGGTTCAGAAAAGTTTAGAATTCTATTCCAAAAGCTTCAAAAATTTCCTCTACTTCTTTAATAGTTTTATTGCCAAAATGTCGCATTCCATAAAGTTTTGTTTTGCCACAGTCTAAAACGTTTTGCCATGTGTGAAAGTATGATAAAAGAATATTTTTTAATCTTATTTTAATTCCAGCATTCCTGATCTCAGAAGAAAGGAATTTTAACTGCTCCTCAGTAAACTTATTTCCTGAATTTTGCTCGCATTTAACTCCTGAAATTGTAAGAAATATCTTTTGTTTAGTTATCTCTTTTTCTAACTCATCAATTTTTTCTGCAAGTCTATTGTTTTGAATCATTAATTGAATGCATTTACCAGATATCTCACCTAATTTATCATAAACTTTATCCGGGTCTATCGCCCATGTACCTTTTGTGAATTTTTCCATTAAATCTGCGAATCCTTTCAATGTCTTTTGAAGTTCTGAATCATCAATGGCTAATGGCTTAGATGTGATAGTGTTTAATCTGTTTAGGAAATTATGATCAGCAAATTTTGAAAGATGCTGAAGGGGGATAACCATGTTTATGACATGGGTTTCCAAATTTGCAAGTCTTTGAATAATATCTTTTGTAGAGGCTGAATCGATTATTTTCTCCAAGGGTCGTATTTGTTCTTCATCCATTCTTCTGCTCTTTGTTGATCTTTATATGGTTCGTAAACGCTAACTTTATGAGTTGCTAAGGCATAACGAAGAGCATCGATGGCGTGATCATTCTTTTTCACAGGCTCATCATCGCCACGCTCGCTTGCTTTCTTGTCCCATACATAGCTTTCTATTTCGCTTATGAGGTTTTTGCATCTCTCATGAATGAGTAGATTGCCACGCTGCATTTTTGATGTCATGAGATGTATGCCGTCAAGGACTTCATTATTTCCATCTATAGTATGCAGACCAACCCGCTTAAGTTCTAGCTTATAGCCTGCTGCACTTGGATCGATATATAGATGTTGGACATTATATGGCTCGAGAAACTCTTTAACATCTATGCAGAATTCAGAGGGAGATTTACCTCTATTTTTCTTCTTGGGATCCCAGTAGTATTCATCTTCGACCCACATAACAGGTGCTGTTTGGGTATATCGTCCAGTTGACACGCCAATAAGCACGCATGCAAAGGGGTTGGACGCCCCATAGTCGATTGAAGAAATGTAATATTCTGCCGCGGCGGGTGGCTTTCTGATAACATGGATCTTTTTATCAAAAAAGTCAAAGATTGCGCCTTCAGCGAGGCACCATAAGCCGAGGTAATTGCGTTTGTAGAAAACACCTGATAGGCTAT